CGTCCGGCGGTTCCTGCTCGTCGGGGTCGTCCGGGTCCTGGGGCGCCGGGGCGGGCGGGGCGACGGGGGCGGCCTGGCCGGTGGGCAGGGGCTCGCCGGCGGCGCGCCATTGCTCGCGCCACAGGACCTCCTCGCGCAGGATGTCTGCGGGGCTGCGGCCGCGCTTGCGCACGATCTCCGGGCCGGAGGCCAGGCCCTGCTGAATCAGGGTCTGCCAGGCGCCGGCCTCCTTGGCCGGGTCGATCCACGGCATGGAGGGCAGGACGTACATGGCTTGCAGGGCGCGGCGCGCGGGCATGTCCGCGGGCAGGCGCAGTCGACCCACCGCCAGGGCGGCGGTCATGACGCGACGATAGACCGGGCGCACCAGTTCGGCGGCCAGGTCCTGGGAGAGGACGGCGTAATCGACCCACACGTCGACCAGCTCCTGACGGCGGGCGGAGTAGTTGCCGTCGTAGACGCGCGACACGGCGGAGTAGGAGGCGCCCATGCCGGAGGTGGCGGCCTTGAGCAGGCTGTTGCGGAAGTCGATGAGTTGCGCGTTGGGGCGGCCGTTGTTGCCGATCATCTCGATCGACTCACCCGGCAGCAGGTCGTCGAAGATCATGCCCGGGCGGAACTTGAGGTCGCGCGGGGTGATTTCGCCATCGCTGCCGGTTTCGTCCTGGTACAGGTCAGGCGTGCCCTTCTTGATCGCCGCGCCCATGCTGGCGGCGACCTTGGCGGCGATGGTCTCGGAGGTTTCGTAGTCCTTGAGGTGGTCGAAGCGCTCGATGACCGCGGCGAACTCGGACATGCCGCGGCGCTGGTGCAGGCGGTCGCGTTGCACCAGGTGCAGGATGTCGCTGGCGTCGATGCGGCTGAGCTGGGACCAGGGGATGAGGCTGCCGTCATACTCGCCGGGGTGTCCGCGGTAGAGCCAGAAGGCGATGGGCTGCCCCCAGCCGTTGAGCTCGATGCCGTCCTTGACCTTGCGCCCCTGGTACTCGGTGTCGTGGCCCAGGGGCAGGAAGTCGGGCTCCAGGAGCTCCAGGCTCAGGGGGATGTCGGTGGCGTGGCGGATGGGCATGTTGGCGCCAATGATCCGGGCCAGGGCCTCGCCATCGCGGAACTTGGTGCGGGCTAGCAGGCGCTGGCACTTGGGCCAGGACAGTTGGCGGGTGACTTCCGGGGCCTCGCCCCATTCGTCCCAGACTTCGAGCATGGCCTGGGCCAGGGCCTCGTCCACGCTGCCATTGGCGCGGAGCGGGGTGGGCTCGACCTGGATGCCGGCGGAGCCGACGGTGGAGTTGACCAGGACGCGCAACACGGCGCGGGCCAGGTCGTGGTTCTGCTCCAGGTGGCGGGCCTGTTCGCGGATGCTGGTGCCGGCAGTGCGCACGGCGTTGGCGGCGGAGCCGTATTCGCGGCGGGCCTTGCGCTGGCGATCGGGGCGGGCGGCCTCGTAGTAGGCCAGGGCGCGGCGGGCCTGGGTGCGGCGCAGGGCGCGCTCGGGGGCGAAGACGGCGATGGCGCGGTCGATCAGGTTCAGACCGGGGGCGGGGCGACGGTCAGTCATCGAAGACCGCCTGTTGATAGCGTGGCGCGATGCGGGTGCTGGTGGAACCGCTGAGCTGGCCGCTGACGACCTTGGCGACGTGGGCGCGGGCCTGGATCAGCTCGGGGATGGAGCGGTAGGTGACGAGGCGATCCGCCAGCCGCACGGTCAGTTCACTGGAGGCGATGGCGGTATCGAGGGCGTCGAGGTCGGTTTGGGTCAGGGCCATGCTGGTAGCTTGGCACCGGAGCCGCAAGCAAAACTAGGCAGAAAATGCGTGTGGGGCGGGAGCGGCGGAAGGCGAAAAAAAGTGCAAAAAACTTTGGTTAGCGGCTTGACACAGTAGCGTTATGGTGTAGACTAACAATCAAGCAAGGCAACTAACCAAACCAACCAACCGGAGGCTTCCAATGAACTTCAACACCACCGCCCTGACCACCCTGGCCATCCGCATGGACCTGACCCCCAAGCAAGCCATCGCCCTGCCGGCCACCATCGCCAAGGTTGCAGAGATCGGCAAAATGTCCGAAGCCGCCGCCATCAACATGGCCATGTACAAGGACGAACTGCGCAACTACCTCAAAAGCGTGATCTGCCAGGTCGCCATCTAGCCCCACCAACCACGGCCACGGATGGCCCTTGAGGAGAGCAATCGTGAACAAAACCGAAGCCTTAAAGACCGCCAAAGCCCACGTCCGCATGTATCGTGCTGGTTCTGGATGGGTACTTGTCACCCCGTACAACGTCAACGATCTGGACGGGACCGTACAAGAAAGCCATCAGATGGATTACTGGATGGCCCGCAGTCAGCGCACGTTGTCGGTATGCTGGCTGGCCATGCGCCTGATGGGCTACCGTGACGATGGCAATATCTACTGGGCGCTCGATAACCGGCACACGACGATGAATGAAATGCTGGACGGAGCCCTGGACAAACTTAGCAAGCTGGCCGAGGTGGCAGCATGACCTCCCCCGGCGCAACCCTCGCCGCCCTCCGCAAAGATCGCCTGGTGGTCTGCGCCCATTGCGGCGCGACCTTCACGGCCAAAGATAGCCGGGCGCGGTTCTGCTCGAACCGCTGTCGCCAGGCGGACGCCTACGCGCGCGGCAAGAAATATCGTCGCAAGTCGCTCACTACAGAGACCACTCCGCCGGCCCAAAACCATGCCGCTGCGGGGGACGCTGATGCCGGCGAGCCACCCGGTCCACGGTCGTGACATGCACCCCGACCCGGTTGGCGATGGCCTGGCGGCTGTCGCCATTGGCCAGGCCGGCGAGGATGGCGCGGTCGCGGGCGGCGCGGCTGGGGGCGGGGATGTAGACGCGCAAGGTGCCAAGCTCCCGGCGCAGGCGGTCGGTGATGGCGGCGGCGAGGCGATGGGCAGCGCGATGATCCAGCCCCTCGGCGGTGGCGGCGGTGGTGGCGGCGGCGACGATGACCGCCAGGATCGCATCGCCATCGCCACTTGAGACCTCCGCCGCTGTCATCACAGCAGCCAGTCGCTGGGGGCGATGTCCTGAGACTTGACGTCCTGGCGCCTGGCTCGCGGCGCCGCCCTCAATTCCCGCCGTTGATCAGCGCTAATCACCTCACTGTTGCGCGTCATCTCCGCCGCCCACACCGGCGGACGCTCCCAGTGGATGCGCTCGGCGCCGAGGTGATGCCAGAGGGCATCGCAGTAGATCAGCAGGTCCCAGGTCTCATTGCGTCGCCCCCGCGCCGGGGCCCAGTGGCCCTTGGCGTCGCGGGCCTCGGTTTGCAGCTCCGCCAGGTGCGCCTTGCTCAGCCAGGTGGGCAGGTGGACATAGCCCGGGCCGGGGGTGTCGCGGCTCAGGTCGTCATGGGCGGCGTCCTTGGCGCGGTCGCTGTTGATCATCAGCACCGGCACGTCGCCGCGACTGCCGGCATGGCGGTCGGAGCGGACGCGGGAGTCTGGCCGGGTGAGGCGGGCGATGTCATGGCCGCGCGTGGTTTCGCCCTTGACCAGGACGACGCGATGGCTCAGGCGCCGGGCGGCCAAACTGCGCCACCAGTCGTAGGCGCGGCGGGTGGAGTCGGCCTGCTGGGCGCGGTCGTGCCAGCCGCCGGAGTCGACGGCGACGCGGTAGATGCGCAGCTCCTTGCCGCTCTCCAGGCGGTAGGTGCCCAGCACCACGCGGTCGATGAGCACCTCCCAGTGTTCCAGGATCGCCGCCGGGCGCAGGCGCTCGCCGTCGGCGGTCTCGGTCAGGGCGTAGCGGTCCAGCAGCCAGCGCTCACGCTGCGGGCCATAGGCCCAGACGGCGACCTCGAAGCGGTTGGCCTGCACGTCCACCGCCGCCAGGAGGACACGGGCACCGGCCGGGACCTGAAAGCGCTCGGCGAACTCGCGGCGGTTGTCGAGGGCCCCCACGCCCTGGGTGCTGTCGAGGCGCGCCGGGCGGTAGGGCATCCCCTGGTCGACGTTGGTGGTGGTGCGCAGGCCGGTCTCGTCGCCGGACAGGTCGCATTCGCGCTTGGCCACCAGGTAGTTCTGGACGATGGACTCCCAGCGCTGAAAGGCGGCGGCGCAGCCCAGCAGCCAGAAGGAGGCGATATGGCTCTGACGCGGATTGCCCTTGGCCCACCCTTCGGCGCGCCACTGGCCGGCGGCATTGAGGCGGGCCTTGTCCTTGGGCCAGTAGACCTGGCCGCAATGCGGGCAAGGCACATGGGCCGTTGCGGCCGCCTCCTGGGGGTTATCGTAGGGGTCATGGCGCGGCAGGGCGGGGGCCTCGAAGGACTCGCCACAGCCGTCCAGGCAGGTCCAGTACCAGCGGCGACGGTCGCCGCGGTTATAGAGCGGCAGGATGCCGCCAGCGACGGGCGGGGCCTCGTGCGGCCCGTCCGGGACCCACTGGTCAGTCTTGATCTCGCGCTTGGGCGAGGACTCGACCAGGGCCATGCCGGCGCTCATGGCGACCTGGATGCGCTTCTTGGCCAGGTCGAAGGCGCTGCCCTCGCCGCCAATGTCGTCGGGGAAGGAGTCGTAGTCGGAGAGGGCCACGTAGCGCAGGTCACGTTGCGCCAACTGGCTGGAGGATGGCCAGCCGAGGTTGAGGATCATGCCGTGGCGGTAGGTGACCATCTCGATGGTCGTGTCATGGGCGCGCGGCGAGAGCCGGGCGCGCATCGCCGGGCTGGCGCGGTGCAGGCGCTCCAGGCGGCGCTTGCGGTAGTCATAAGCCAGGGTCTGGGTGGCGAAGTACAGGCCCATGTCGCCCGGGTCGGCGATCACGGCGTGGGCCACCCAGGCGTCCAGGCAGGCCTGCGTCTTGCCGGTGCGGGCGGGAGAGACGAACACCACCGCCTCATGGCGCCGGCTTTTGAGCAGGTCCATCGGCTCGACCATGTAGGGCGTGAGGCTCGGGTCCCAGGGTCCGGCATAGCCGCCCGGGGTCTCGATGCGCACCGTCTCGCGGGCGCACTCGGAGACGGCGATGCGGCGCGGCGGGCGGATCAGCTCGGCCACGTCGCGGGTGATGAGCGCCGGCGTGGCGTAGGCGGCGGTGACGGCCATCAGGCATCCCCCGCCAGTTGGCGGTGCAGCCCTTCCCGCACGCGATCAATCACCGCCTGCGCCCGCTCCACCGCCGCGCCCTCGATGCCGGCGTCGCGCTCCAGCACGTCGGGCAGGGATTCCAGGGTCACGGCCACCGTCTTGAGGGCGCCGGACAGGGCGCGCTCATACTCGCTGGCGGGGATCAGGTCACCGACCTCCTGGAGGTGGCGGGTACGCTCGCGCGTGCCGCGATACCAGTCCAGGCGGTTCTTGGGGTCCAGTTTGTCCGGGTCCTCCTCGGTGTCCTGGGCGCTCTTGCCGTAGTACCACTGCGCCACGTCACGCAGATCCAGCACCCAGCCCTTGCCGGGTCCGCCCTTCTGGATGTAGGGCGCACCACGCCGCAGCCAGGCATCGACCGTGGCCACCGAGACGCCAAACCATTCCGCCAGCTCGGCCTTGTTGGCCTGGCGGCGCTCGGCGATAGTGGCTTTGCTAACTGCTTGAAGCACCTAAAACAACCTA